CATTAGCAAGTGCAGTTTCTCTTACGGCTTTCGCGTCTGCAATTGCTTCTTTTAATAAATCATTTGCCATGATTTTTCCTCTTATTTAATTTGGAAATAAAGCTATTCGAAGCTTTAATTAGTACAGAACGTACTTGATTGAATAAATGTTTGAGTGACCGATTATTAAAATACGGTATCGTTTACAATTATATATATGCAGGTAATTTTAAAAACATTCGTTTATAACGTAAAAAAGTGCCAAAAGGCACAATTTTTACTGATTTTGATCATCTAACCATTGATAATATTTGGCTCGATCAACAACTTCTTTTCGTTTTTGACTTTTTGATTTAAACTCTTTACGATTTTTTAAATCTTCCATCTTTCCAGATTCTTTTAATTCTCTTTTAAAAGCTTTTAATGCTGAATTAATATCACCTTTTGGATATTGCTTTGTTGATAAAACTTTAACGGCTACACCTGATCCAGGTATAATACTTTTGAAATGTTTACTTTGTTTACTCATGTAACTTATTTTATTTTAATATTAATTGATAATATAACAAATATATTTCAAACGTCCTAATCTTCTGATAAAGATTCGCCTATCTTATAATAACGATTTAAAACAGTACCCATATCTTCATACGCAGATTCTAAACGTTGTTGCATAGAACTCATTTCAGTTGCAGTCTTTTCAAAAACTTTATACGCTTCATTCATTTGTTTCATATGACGGGATGTTGTAACATTATCAAACCAATGTTCAGTTTCTGATAATGTCATCTTTTCTGCTCGTTCTACTACACTTTTAAGAGTCTCTGCAACTTCTTTTAATCTACCCGAACCATATACCATCTCACCTAACTTATGAAAATTACCAACTGCTTCCAAAAACGAATCACGTTCTTCTTTAGTCATCTTCTGGTCATCTTCCTCTCCTAAATATTTTTCGTTTAGTATATGTTTCATTAATTTGTTTTCATATTTGTTCATTATAAATCTCCTATATCTGCAGAAAAGGTATCTCGGCTAGCTAAATTTTGTTTTCGATCTAACATTTTTCCCATGGCTGCTATTTGCTTTTCTGCTCCTTGTAAATATCTAGCAACTTGATTTTGTAGTTGTTGATATTGAGGATCACCAGTTTCTTCATCTTTAGCTTCTAACGCAGTTGATAATTCTTTTTGAAAATCTTCTACAGCTGTAAGTAGTCCATTTGTTTGCTCAATAAAATATGCGTAATCTAAAGGTTCAGATTGCTCTTTTAATAATTTACTTAATTGTATTCTACTCATAGCTTCTCTCCGGTGGTATATTTCCGAACACATCTGGTCCAGATGGTTTTTTTCCATTTTTGGAACTATCAGCATATTTACTTTGTCCATCAATTAACCCACTTCTTTGACCTTTAACAGTACCTGTCGTTCCTTCATAGGCTAATGTATCAAATACTTCTCCAGTACCTTTTGATCCCTTTTTATTATAAGGACCGTATTGTGATTGTAAATCTTCTAATGCCATAATTAAAACTCCGTTATAATATCGGTAATAATTCGTTCAATATTAATAAATTTATTTGTTACATGAATTTTTGATTCATTTACCGGAGATAAAAATGCTCCTTGGGTAGATGGATTAGAAACAAAATCAAATGCAATTAATTCAAAATCTGGCTGTACTTCTAATGTTTCATCTCCTTCTCTCATGACTTCTTTAACAGACCCCATTCCTCTAGAGGATATACCTAATCGTATACCTGATTTAAATAGTTCTTTAAGTATATTTCCTGCAGGTGTTCCTAACACTTCTACCTTACCTACCAAATCATCTCCTTGCCATCCCATTTCTAATATGTTATGAGATACATTTGCTAAATTAACTACTGATGAATCTGGGTGATCAAGTTCTCCCAATGCCCTACGTTCTTTTATAAATGTACCAGCATAATTACTAGCTTCACGCATTAACGTTTCTTTTGGATATATTCTACCATTTTGATTTTTAGACTCAGCTCTTTGTAAAACGCCGTTAACAATTAATTTACCATTATTTTGAGTTAATGATTCATTTATTGATTGGGGCGAAACTTCAAATACTGAATAATCTACTAATAATTGCTTATCCATTTTTAAGTCCTTTCATATATAGACCAGAATTTAAATATGATTGATGAGCATTAAATCGTTTACGTTCATCTGCATATTTACGTTTCTGTTCTTGCAATGTTAAATTTTTATTTTCGGATGCATTAATAAACTGTTGCCATGTTCTATTCAATATCATTGTGATAACTCCTTTAATCTATGTGCAACACGTAACATACGTTCGTTAATTTTTGCAAATCTCCTTCCGGTAGCTTTCCAAAAATGTCCGGACTGGACTCCCATTTCTGTTTTTAATCGTAAATTATTGTTAACAATTTTTTCCATTTCTCCTACCATCCGATTAACTTCCATAATACCTCTGTTAACTTTTTGTTGAGGAGTCGATGTAGGATCTTTTTTATAATCGCGATAAGATACTTCATGAAGATCTTCCATTGTAGCAATCATTTTTTTATAAATACTTTCAAAATGTTTTTCACTATTTGCAGATTTTTTAAAATCAAAAACTTCTGCGTTATCCTTTTCATCTTCTGATTTGCCAAATGCATATGGAGTTTTTGGTGGACCTTCGCCGCCATCTATATTACCGGTAACATTTGCTTCAGTTACTTTACTTTCAAAAGCTTTATCTACATACTTATTGCCATGTCTTTGTCTTATTATATCTGACACTAGACCTTCTTTATCTAAACTATTAGGATTACCTACTTTGTTCATTCTACTCCATTCCTTTCGTAGATTGCTTATAGATTGTTTCTTAAGTTCTTTATATTCTTTTCTAATTGATGCTGGATCCCTTGACTCTTTAACATTACCATCCATATCTAAATAATCTGGTTTTGCATCTTCGTCTAAATCTTTATCTTTGATAGCCTTTTTCATTGGCTCTTTTTTATTGCCATCACCATCCATATCTAAATAATCTGGTTTTGATTTAGATTCTTCAAAAAATTGTTTCATTTCTTCAAGTAATTTCATAATGTTCCTTAAAATTCTGAAAGTTTATATACGTTAATATCACATGTACCGGCTGATGCACTTATATAATATGTCGCGAATTCATGTATTTCACCAGTATTCAATGCATCAGTAAATACTTGTCCGCCATCATATAAACTAGCAGTTGCTTTAGAAATGTTTATTGATATAGGTCCAAAACCATACATGGAACCAGTAAGATATAACTCTCCGCCAGTAAAATTATGAACGCCTGAATATTTTCCAGTAGGTCCTAATTGTTTTGCAATATGGTTTGATCCGGATCTATAACCGGCTTCTCCTGTCCAATAAGCATTATCATATACTCTAGCCATTATTTAGTCTCCATATTTTTAAGTTCATTTACTAATTCATAATATCGTAACATTGTTAACACATCTTTATCTTGAATAGAATGTTGATTAGATAATTTTGTTAATAAATTAGCAACTTCAGTTAATTTAATACGAATTACTTTACTTGGAATAGAAGATTTTAATGATACAATATTAGATTTTAATTGCGTCGTTTCTCGTAAAATATATTTTTTTAAAGCAGTTGTATTAGTCACATTATTAATGTATTCACGTAACATATTTTTTTGAGCTGCTGATAATGAATTGTACTTTTCATTAAATTTATCAACAACTAATTTTGATGCTAATAATCTAACATCTTTATGTTGTAAGGATAATTTAGGTGCATCATCTTTTTTAGCAACCTGAGTTTGTATATGTTCTATTAACGCATGTTTACTAGATACGTAAAGTGCTGGCGAATCTGCTTCTGCATATTCAAATATTTTATATGTTGAAGCATGTATTTTATAATTTGTAATTCTGGAATTAAAAAATTCTTCTAAATTATATGTATTTTTTAAATCTTTAATTAAATTATATTTATCACGTCGTAGCTGTGATTCGCTAATCTGTTTACGTGCTCTAACAACGGCGGCTAAAAAATCGGCTGCCTTTGCTTCTGATAAGAATTTTTCCTGTGCTAATGTACGATATAATTTTAATTCTTTAGCTAATTCAGAATTAGATTTAAAATGTTTTTTAATCACGCGAAGTGCTTTAGAATCTTTATTATTCATTGTGTCCGAAGCCACTTGTCGTACGAGCAATTCAAATATAATACCGGTGTTTTTAACTTTAGAATGTTTTATTCGTTTCATGAAATGTCGCCCTGTATAATCATACTTTTTAATAAATATGCTATAGTTTTAGAAATCAATATATAATTAATCCTCAATTAATTGAGACTCATCTAACAATGTTCCAGAATCAGTTTCTTGAGTTTCTTTTAACAACGTTTGTTTTATAATTTTTGATGATTTCATTGAATTGATTAATGAATTAATTTGTATGTTTTCTGTACTTAACGGCGATCCTCCACGATATTGATGTTGTAATGGAGATTTATCTGTAGCTAATGATGTTCCTAATGATTTAATTGCTAATGGATCTCGGCCATGAGGCGAATTATGAGTTCCCCATGATTGATGTTTTTCTGGACGCCCGGGGCCTGCTACATGTTCTTGCTCTTGACCTGGTAATAATCCACCTTTATCGGCAACATGCATCGAAGCAATATCATGAGGTGTACCAAATGATTGATTTGTTTTTGTAGGATCATTACCTTCTGATTTAATTTGTTCACGACGGAAATCTTGTTTTAAATCTTCTATTACTTGTTCTTGTTCTCTAATCCATTCATCATTGCTCAATCCAAATACATTTTCATATATCCACCGGTGTGAAAATAAATTAGATTCTTTCATATTTGTAGCTAATCCAATTTTACTTTCTAATACTTCTACTTTTTGTTTTTCATATATAATAGATGGGTTAGTTAAAGACAATTCAAAATTAACTAAGTCTGCATCAGTATAACCTTGAGTATATAAATGAACAATTGCAATTTTTGTTAATTCAGATGTAAATATTTTTTGTATACGTTCAATTGTTCTTGAAAATCTCACATCTTCAGCCGCTAATGTAGCTTTTCCTTCCACGCCTTCATCATATCCTAAAAATGCTTTAGGTACCTTTAACGCTGCAAATAATTTATTTTTTAGATAGTCAATATCTTCAATTTGACCTTCTGATGATAATCCAGGTAATGCTTCAATCGATGTTCCAGATTCTCCTCCACGCACTGGCATAAAGTAATCTTCAATCATATTCTGCATATTAAATTTAAGATTATAATCACCTGTTTTTTCGTCGATATAAGGAGTTTTTTTCATTTTATTGACAATAGATTGAATATGATTATCAACCTCAGCCGGTGGTATATTACCTACATCTATTTTAAATATTCTACGTTCTGGGGCTCTCATTATTCTATGAATTAACATTGCATCTTCCATTAATGTTAATTGTTTAAATATTTTTCTTGCAGGCTCGATCATTGATTTACCATATGGTAAAAAGTTTGTATCTGATAACATTCGGAAATGGGCTATTTCAAAAGGTTGAAATTCTTGAGCATTGCCTCCTTCTTTCTGATAAGAACCAAAATTATGAGAACCGCCTCCATGAGTATTTTGTAAAGAAAATTTAAATGCATATGGATTTTCAGGATCAAATCCTTCTTCGCGAATAATTTCATATGCAGATAATGGAGTTACATTAACAACACCAATTTCTTCTTCAATATCTAAATGTAAATAAAAATCACCATATTTGCATGCGTTACGGATCCATGGCCATAAATTATAATCTACGTTTAATATATCATAAAATAAATTACGAAGAATTTTTCTTATTTCATCATTAGGAGATGTAATAGTTAAAGTATCACCATCAGCATCTTTTACAGTAGATTCGTCTGCATAAATATCTAAAGCGGAAGATAATATTGGATCCATATCCATGGCCTCGTAATCTGTAAATAACTCTACTTTTGAAGTATGGAATGTTTGATTTTGGTTATATGTACCATAACCTGGCATGCCACGATGTACACCGGAAAATCTATCAACATATCTTTTGTTACTTAAATTTCCTGTAGACTGTAAACGGTTTGTGTCAACTGCTTTTAATCTATTTTTTGAGATTCTGCGTACAACTACATTAGTTGCAAATAATCTACCTAATCGTGCTCTTAATGAAGTATCTGTCATATTTTACCTATATAAATAAATATTAAAGTAGCCACTTTAAATCGTTATTTTCACCGTCACCGGATTTCCATTGCCATTCTTTTGGTGTTTCTTGAGTAGCCGAATATACTCCTTGGGATTTTCCAAAATGTCCTAATGCTTTTCTATTTAAATCCATTCCTTGTTGTTGTAATCTTAATGCAGTATCTCTCATCCATAACCCAGTAGAAAAGGACATTACTAAATCATCATTATATCCACGCGATGCCTCTGCTCGATGACCTAACCAAACAAATGTAAATAATTCATCTATTAATCGTTTTGAATGCACTAACGGTGTTTTATCTCTAAAATACGTTTCTAATTTTGATATCACCAATGGACGAGTTCTAGAAGTCATTGAAAATCCAGGAACTGTTTTTGATTTACCTTTCAAATCATAACCTTTACGTAATTGTACATCTTCATCCACATAACCATCTTGTTTATACGAATAATATAAATTTGAATATCCTTTATCTAACGCAACTTGAATTGATGCCCAACCAATATTAGCGTTTTCAATTACTAGCAATGCATTATTATATTCTGTCGCAACTGCTATTAACATGTTACCATATTCAGTTGTTCCAATTTTACCTTTATACTCGGCTACTTGATGGCATGCTTCTGTATCAAATACATGAAATGCGGAATAATCTGTGGAATCTCCACGTGCAACATCTGCAACTACCATATAATTTTTATTATAATCTGCATATTCCCAAATCCAAAAATTAGAATCAATACCCCGTTTTTCTATAGGATCTTTAACATGTGTATCTGCATACCATTGTAATATTGAACCATCTACAACAGTATGTCCGGATGATATAAAATCACAATCACATTCTTGTGCCGCGCCTTTCTCTCCTAACAATTGAGTTTGTTTAGATCTCCATTCTTCATCTCTATCAGGATGTACAGTCCAATGCAATTTAATTGTGTTAAATTCTCCGCCGGCTTCAGCGTCAACCCACATCCGATGAAACCAATTACCAACACCATTAGGAGTTGATAATGCAATACAATCACCACCAGTTGCTAACGTTTGTTGAGCCGCAGTCCATATTTCATCGATACGGTCAATAAAAGCTGCTTCATCAAATATTAATAATGATAATGCTTCAGAACGACCGGCATCTCCTTTGGAAGAAATTGCTTTAATCTGAGAGCCATTTGCATACCGCAATGATAATTTATTATCTTCTAATGTTTTACCTTTTAACCAATTAGGTAAATTTTCATTCATAACTCGTACTTTGGTTACAAGATTTTTAGCAACGTCTTGTTTTGTCGCAATAACCAGAACGTTAAAATCTGAACGGAATATCATTTTCCATAAAGCATATCCAGCTGTTAATGTTGATATACCTAATTGCCTAGATTTTAAAATAATATTATATCTATTTTCTTTTAATTGAGTTAAAGATTTTTCTTGGAATGGATATAAGTTAAATAGCATTTTTCCACGCGTGGGATGTTGTATTATACAATATTTACGCATAAAATGTATAGGATCTTGAGAACACCGTTTGTATTCTTCGCTTATAATTTCTTTAAGAGATTTCTTTACTGCCATTATTTTAAATATAATAAATTATTTGCAATATCACAAATTATTTCTTAACTCTTTTTTCCATGGTACGGCCGCCGAAGTAGGCACCTATGACAGTTATAAGTACTAATTGAAGTAAATCTGTCCATTTAGCTTCTACTTCAAATGCTATGGTGCCGGCGTCTATGAATATCATTAATACTGTAGATACAACTAGAAATATTAAAACTAATGGTCTTACATTTTTTGATAACCAAGAATCTGAATTCATATCAGCGGACCATCTGTCAGTGATATTCTGTTCCATTTTAGCTTCATGATCTGCAATAAGTTCTTGCATTTTACGTTTAGCTTCTAATTTTTCTGCCTTTGTAGTAGTTAGATTATCTAATACGCCGCCTACACCTTCAACTAATTCTTTTGCTCCACTCGAAAATATTTTATTTAATATACCCATATTGTTCTTTCATTAATTTAGTAACTTCCGATTTAATTAATTTTGTCATTTCATCAATTTGCAATTCTGCATCTTTATCTGCGGCGCTTACAGCAGATTCCATTTCTGACTGTAATTGTTTTTTCTTTTTAGTCATTTGTTTTAATTTAGAAATCATTTGCTGTTTTTTAGCACCATCTGCTTTGGCATATTGCCCAGCCATTTTTTTCATATCTGCAACTAATTTATCAAAATCTTTTCCAATTTTATTTAACGATCTATTTTTTGCCATTACCTTTCTCCGCAAATTTATTTCTAATATTTTCTTTTAATTTTTTGTAATCTGTTTCAATACGATTGATAGTAGATGAAATATCTACTTCTCCACGTTCGCCATCAGCATTACCCCAAACTGTTTCTGTGACAGACTGTTTTAATATTTCAACTTCTTTATCAGTATCTTTGAACCATGATTCAGCATTTGCCGACATTATTGTATTTTCATATTCTTTCCATGCAGATTCACCTTGAACTTTAATACGGCGTTCTTCTGCTAGTACACATCCAAAACACATTTTACGTTTAAACCAAAATTTAAAGTTAAGTCTTTTTTCTTTAGATCGCATATCAGTATCACATTTAGGACATTTATTTGGAACTGATAACGTATCTTGTACTGTTTTTAAAATAGAATTTTCGGGTTCATGTGATTTAAATCCATCATGTTGAGTAACGCGAGTTCGAATTCCAGTAGCTGATGTTTCGATCCAAATCTTTGGTTTACCATTATCAAACCGTTCAATGATATCATCTGCTGGTATTTCTGTTTTTGTAGAACCTGTGTAAATTGATTTTCTAGTTTGAGATTTATGTGTCCCAGCTAGCAATTCATTTACAGCTTTTATATTTTGTAACTTACTAGACATATTATCTTAATTGACCTAAACCGGTTTTAATTCTTTGGAAATACTTTACAAAAGTTTCTTTATCAACGCCGGCTTGTTTTATTAAATATGCTAAAGCCTTTGCTTTCTTTTTATCATCTAATTTTGCAATATCAGCAAACATACCAGATGCTCTTTTTATATCAGCAGCACCACCTAAATCTTTTTGTTGCAATCCAGCAGTTCTCTTTTTTCCCATTTGAAATTTATTTGCTTCTGCTACCGGTGCTTCTGGCGTAGATTCTTCTGCTCCTAAACCACCTTGTTGTAACATTTGAACCAGTTGACTTTTAACTGCTCTAGCACCGCCAGATACCAAGTTAATTACTTTAAGTAATCCAGCTGCTTGCTGTTTAGGTGTACCTGATGATAATGCTGTTTTTAACATTTTAATACCAGGTTGTTTTTCTAAACGTGATATACCAGTTTCTGCTCTACCAGTTACGTCCACTTCTTTTAAAGATTTACGAATTTCTTTTCGTATAGTTTCTCTTAAAATTGATTCTTTCATAATGTCCTTTATTATATTTTATATAAATATACAAATGTTACTTAGTAAAACCTTTATCCATTGCAAAATTAGCTCTACTAAATTCTACACGATCTACAAATTTAACTCCTTGCCCGATTCGATCAACTGCTACATATCCTTCCGGAGCAGTTACTCTTAACCCACCTTGGCCATCGTCTACAAAGTGTTTTGTATTATATACTGCATTATTATATTTTTTAACAAATATTAATTTTGCATCTGCTAATAATTTTGATACAATAAATATATTTAAAATATCTTGTTTTCTTTGATTAAACATTGCCAATTGTTCTTGTTTTGCGGCAGTAGCCTTTTCTATTCCACGGTCTGATTTTAATTTTGCTATCTTTTTATCAGTACGAAGTTCGAACCATTTCTGAAAGGCTTTATACGATATGGCCGCATTATCAACAAATTGTCCGGTTTTTATTTCCTGGTTAAGATATATGTTTAACAATGAACTTGGTAGATTATCATAATTTATTTTTATTGAATCAGCCTTTTTAATCATCATTGCAACTTCTTTTGCTTCAGATGCTGTCAATGTTACTATACCAGTAGTATCTTTAAAAAATGCATCATCGAACCATACATTAGGATTACGTTTTAATCCACTGACATCCGCACCAAATGATGCGCCGCTATCTAATGACCGGTATGTTGTATGAAACACAATACCTAATTTTGCAGAAGCAACTTGACTTCCTAATTCAGAGTCTGCATCTACTGCATATGTAATTGTATTTGGTCTAAATGAATAATGCTTTTTGCCATCAATATTTGTAGATTTTAAAATACTTTTATCAAACATAAAATCGCCTTGCAATATATTTTTAATTCCTAATGCTGGTAAATATTCTAAAGCTAATTTTAATTTATCAGCTAATCCTTGTGCATGGCCATGATTTAAATCTATATCTTCTTTTGTGTAGTTAATCTTAGGTTCTTTATTAAAGATGGACTTTGTTCCTACAAAAAACTGTTTATTATCCGGATTAATTCCTGCGAATATGGCTGGTGCACCATCCCATTTAACTGATGTATTAACTTTTGCATCGCT